CAAGCCAAGGTGCGAAATTACTTCTTGTGGCTTATAAAGCGCTGTCTTGCTATTTTGCTTCTTAGCTAGCTCTGGATAGTTTAGCTTTGTCCAGTTGTAAGAAATAGAGTCGGCTGTACGAACCTCGATGTTCGTAAGGGCCGCCATCTTCTTTCTTCCTTCATCTGCGACAGAGCGGTTAAACGCGATGTAGACACCGCGACGCTCAGGAGCGTACTTTTGGATTCTACGTGTAAGTGCGATGAGGAACGATGTCTTGCCGGCACCTGCCGCCGCAATCATTGCAATGTCGCCGCCGGAGAAGAATGCGTTGATTCCCTCCAACTGCTGTGGCGACGGCGGGTACGACTCGCCTGGGAGCATTCCAGCAAAGCGAGGACGTGTATCTACTCCGTCGCTCTCTGGCGCATCGCCAGTTGTGTCAGTGTATGACGTTTCACCGTCTGTTGAGCCGATTGGAGTGTACTCTGGATCTGCAAAATCTGAGTCTTTTGGAGTTGATCGTTCAACAAGTTCGTCGAGCGATGGAACGTTGCACGGTGGGTTTTCGTCACCAGCGGCCGCGAGAAGCCCTGCCGCGCTGATGATTGGATTTCCATCCTTATCTTTGCAGTTCCAAGCTGCCGCGACTGCCTTTGCTGTTTCATACTGAGCAAGCTCGTCTTTGAATTTTTCAACGGCATCTTTGAATTCTTTTTCGGCATTCTGACGCTCTTCGTACGAACCTTCAATGTCGAGTAGATCGGTAGAAGTTCCATCAACATCAATTGCACGGTTGAGCATTTCTACAAAGATGTTTGCTGCCATCTCAGCATCTGCATCAGCGCGGTGCCAGTCTGCTTTTGACACTCCAAGATAGTCAGCGACAGAGCCTAGCTTATACGACGAACGCCTGCGGCCAGCAGAGTCAACTAGCATCGGACCGTCTGGGTTCTTAGCGCTCCACTTTGGAAGCGTGCCTGACGCTATGTCAAGTGTATCAATTGTTCCATCAACATTTAGATCAGCGCCAGAGTCAGCGAGCGCGCGGCGAAGGATTGGAAGGTCAAATCCATTGATGTAGTGGCCACCGAATACTGCTCCAGATGTTCCGACCCATTCTGCAAATTGGCTGTGCGCATCTTCAATGCTGACCTGTGTTCTCAGCCACTCGTCTGTGAGTGGTGATCCGTCATCGCGCAGTAGGTTTTCTGCTGACCAAGCTGAAAGCCTAAAGTCTGGGTTCATGTACGTGTTGAACCTGTCAACAATCTGACCGTCGCGCACTCTAACTGCGCCAAGTTGCACTGGCTTATTAAGCTCTATAATTTCTGGATGCGCTCTATCTGAAAGACCAGTTGTTTCATAGTCAAAGAAGATGATGTCAATTCCGTTGAGGCGGTCACGAGCGTCTTCCCACGTTGTAGCTCCCTTGAGAAGTTCGAGCGTTGATCCAGAAAAAGCTCCAGATGACGGACGCTTTGGCGCGACCGGCCTGTGCAGTGCCGGTTTGTCGCCCTTTGGCGGAATAATCCCTCCGCGGACTGCCTCGATGGTTGTTTTTTCATTCCACTCTTTACGCTGAGACTCGTGCCCTGGGAAATATCCCTGAACACTGACTTTTCCAGCGGGAGTGCTGTCGTCACGGAAAACGCGCTCAACGGTGAACGAGTCATTCAATGTAACATCATTGGGTTGCAAGTCTTGAGCTTGATAGCCAATCGCCTGCGCAAGGGGTGTTGGCTCCCCAAGAACATCAACATCTTGCTTATCATCTATTCCGTATCTCTCAAGAATGTTCTGCCTACGAGCCTTCATTGTTCGCTTTAGAAGCTCTTTGTCGTCTGCGCTTCCAACAATTAAGTCTACGATTTCATCAATACGGCTTGGAGAAATGTCAAGAAGTTTCTTTGCCGACTCTGCAACTTGAGCCTCTGTCATTGAACCAAAAACGTAAGACGCTGTTCTCTGCGGAGTGTCAGGCTCAGAAAGACTAGGGTCTCGCATTGTGTCGAGCTCGTCTGGTTTGTCGCCGAACCAATCTTTTCTACGTCCTTGAGCTCGCCACATGAGTGATCCACCGGCGTCTACTCTGACTGGCTGGCCGTTTTCATTTGACACGATGTTGTCAAATACGAGCCCTGTCACGTCGTAGTTAGAAAGCATTGCGTCAACGGCAAATCCATCTCTAATAGCGTCTAAGTATGCCTCGTCGTTGCTCGATACCTTTTCGCCAAGTTCCTGCTCTGCTCTTTGAATTTCTGGAGTTACTACCCAGAGGTCGCCGTCCATGTATCCATACCCAACATTTGTTGAGTCAATTCCAAGCTCGCGATAAACTGCAGATGCAACTGCTTCGCTGTCGGCGTGAGACCTAGACTTTGCTCGCTTGATGTAGTAACGAGAACCATTCGGCGCCTCGAACATTCCACCTTCGTTTGTCCCAAGCTGTCTGCCTACTCGTGTCCAAGAAGAAATGTCTCCGTATTGGTCAAGACCAGTAAAACGACTTTCAGTCGGACTTAGAGCATCGAGAGCCAGCGGTCGAGTAGACGGTTCTCCTGTAGTTGGAATGATGTTTTCCGTAAACGCATCTGTGCCAACTCCAGCATCAGTGCCAATGTACTTTTGAACAGAGTCCACGTTTCGTTGACCCTCTGGAAGATCCACCATCGCGTCGTACGCATCTGCAATCGCCATAAGTGATGAAACACCAGAATTATCGAGTGCTTCTTGTATTGCCTCTGCTGGCACCATTTCATCGCCACTTTCAAATGGCAGAGGACCAAATCCAGTTGCGCGATTTCCACCGCTTGGAAGTATGGCTGTCTTGAGGGCCGCCTCAAGCTCATTTGGAGAGAACTTAGATGCTAGCACGAATGGATCGTCTGTGTAGTCAGCACTAAGCTCGTCAGTTCTTCCCTTAGGCCTATACACGTTTGATATGTCTGGCTTGTACGCACCTTCTGGAGCTGTAAATACCTGGTCAAACGCTGATTCATCAAATACTGGCTCAAGCGTGTCTTCGGTCTCAACCGGCTCACCTAAATTGTCTAATGATGTATCATCAAACAGGTACTCTTCGGGTCGGTCCTCCGAGGCCTCAACGCTGTTGACTACGCTGCCATTTCTGTCGCGAAGAACCCAGTTAACTCCGTAGCTGCTTTTTTCTGCTGTAGCAGTACGCCCGTCATTTAGGGTAAACCTCGTGCCAGGCTTTACTCCGTTTTCGTCAACATAGCTAGAGTATGGAACTGTGCTTGGATCTTCACCCTCGTTGTATATGTCGTTAAACGCATCATTGATGCCATTAATGAAGTCCTTAGCGTCTTCTTGGCTCCCTTGTGCGCCTTCTGGCGCCGTCGTGGCAGGGAAGGTGTCAATCTTTTCAACGTCAAAGCGCTTCTTAAGATCATTCACTGCGCGGCCGAAAGAATCGGCACCTGCAAACTCTCTTGCATCTTGCGGAGAAACACCTGAGTAACTGTAGATTCCTCCAGTTCCACCGTCCTTACCCATAAACTCGAGGTAAAGCTTATTTTCTTGCGGACTATACGCCGCCTGGCGAACTGCCCTACTGCCACGCGTGTCAATTGCCTGGAGACCTGGCCCTTCGTACTGCTGTTCTCCAGCAGGTGACGGTGCTACATCACTCGCTGGCTTTGGCCAATTTTCGTCAACAAGATTCTTAACGTCCTCCGGGCTGAAGTTGTTGATGATGCTGTCAAGTTCTTCTTCGGCTGCTTTTTTCTTTGAATCAATTGGCTTGCCAATCTTGCTAAGCGTAAAGTTCTTTTCATCGCCGTTCTGATCGATGCCTCTGACGTTTATATTTCCAGCCTTAGACACAGCGACTTCAATTGGAGAGAGAACGCGGGGCTCTTCGTTGTAGTCAAATGAAATTTTTCCGCCTTCAGCTAATGCTTTTTCGGCTGCAGCACGGCGCTCATCAAGAGACATATTGTTAATATCAACGGCTTCGCCTGGAGTTGGAGCTGTCGTTTGCGCGATTTTCTGCGACGCTGGTGACATCTTATTAACGTAAAAATTCTTTTCTTGTCCAGATTTGCGTTCAACACCGACGAGCATCTGATCTCCAGATTTTGTCGTAAAGAATCGCACTGGCTTTACTTCACGCGTTGTGCCGTTGTAGTCAAACGAAACATCGTTGCCGTCGCGGACTGCATCTACGAGTTGACGGCGCACGTTTGACTCGGGCGACAGATCAAGTGCGACTACGCCTTTAGCGTCACTTGGAGCTGGTGTCGGTGCGGCACCTGGTGCCTTAGCTGCCGGCATTGAAATGTCTTCAATTGCGTATGTTCGCTCTTCGTTTTGGCCGACGTCCCAGACTTCAATGTTTCTCTTGCCAGTTTTCGGACTGGGATATGTCTTAAAGCTTGGCTGAGCTATTACTTCTTTTCCTCTGTAGTTAAAGCGAACATTGTCGCCACTACGAGCGATTTCGCGAAGCTTGGCAGTAAGGTCTGCAACGTCTGTAAACTCTGGAAGATCAACGGTGTTGCCAGTTGATGGGCCGTACTTGCGAAAGGTCTTTACCTCAAAGCCGCCGCCGGTGCCAGGAGTTCTCGAGACGATGACTCCACCATCTTTCTGGGCATCGATGACATTGTCTCCAATGTCTTCAATGGTTGCACGGTTTCCACTTGGAAACTCGAATGTTACGAGGCCCGGCGTGCGCTCGCGCTTTGTTTTAGTTTGATATTCAAGGGCGTCAACTGGATTTATCTTCTTGCCTTCTTTTGCTGCATTCGACAAAAACGCGGCACGGTCTTGGTCGCGCCTGCTTGGCTCGTTGATCTTGTCAAGGTCAAACTTTTTGCCGTCGCTTGTGACAAGGAAATCTTTTCCGTCAGTTGATTCAATTGACTTCGGAGTAACTACTACCCCGTCGTAGTCATACTTCGGTCCGCTGTCGGATGGATAGCTAAATGTTATGTCTTTGCCAGACGAAATCGCATCTTCTATCTGTTCAGCATAAGACTCTGGGTCTTCAAGAAGAACTTCAGGGCGTTCTGAGATCGCTTCTTTCTTCTCTTTCCTACGCGCTATTGTGTCGCGCCGCGACATGGCCGCTGACCTATCGCCTTTTCTATCGAGTTCAGCGAGCGCGCTATCTGAATATGCTTTCTTATCGCTGTGATATGAACCTTGATCTTTAAGAACCGCTTTTTGAATGTCCTTCCAAGACGAGTAAGAATCATCAAACGCTGTAAACTTAACTTCGCCGCGATCAAGAGTGTAGCTGCGGTCATCTGGCATTGCGCCAGACTTAAGCGACTCAACCATGTCGGGGCTGGCCTTAACTTCGTAACCGTCTGCTGACGTCCACGCGGTCGGCACTACTTGTCCATTTACATCGGTGATTGTTTCTGTTGGAGTCCAGTCGCTAGGGGCGTATGCGAAAGGCAAACCACCGGCTGGAACATCAACTGCAACATCGTCGGGACGAACTTCTCCGCGGTCTGGAAGTGTCTCCAGAGCCTCACGTGGAACGAGCGCCTTTATCGCCTCTCCTTGCGTTGATGGTACAGAGTAAATTCCTCCGACTTTAAACTCTGGAGAATTTAAGACTTCAACTTCAACAGTGCTGTTTGCGTCTCCACCTTCACCGCCATTGCCGACAATGTTTCCGCTTATTGCAAAATACTTACCGTCTGAATGCCGCGACTTAAACGAGAATCCGCCGCCCATAAACGCAAATTTTCCATAGCGATCACGGCGCTGCAGTCGAGCGCGCAAGCTTCTCGCTGCTCGTGAGTTTCCGCCAACAAAGCTAAGAATTCCGGCCGTGAGTGGCTTGATGTATGCGTCGCTGTTAAACTCGTAGTCACTGCTTGATGTTGACTGGTCAAAGTGAGGATCGACCGCCGCCGTGAGCGGTATTGACTTAAGTGGTAGCGCTGAAATACGAGCGAATGCATGGCGGCGTTCAATTGAGCCCGGCTCGTAAGAGTGAGCAGACGCGACCAAAGAACGGTACTCGGTAGATACGTGTGGGTCGGCGGCTATCCAACGCGCACGTGCATGCCGCCAAGCACTGGCCGTCATCGAGTGGTTTCTTGTAGACGCTGGGTGGCCGATAGGGAGAAGATCTGTGTGAGAAAGCGCAGAATATGTTTGCTTATTGATCGTTGAAAGAAGAATAAAGTTAGACACCGCACGAAGTGCCGAATACGTTCTTACTCCAACTGGCTTACCAGAAGACGAGTAAAGATCTCTGTTTGCAACTTCAATGGCCGCTACGAGCGGCACGCGGCGTTCTGGAAGAACATCGGCATTTGATTTGTTGACAAGAGAAACTACAGCACTGCGAAGTTGGTTAACTTCGCTGTTCTTAAAGTTTGTGCGGGATTTTTTATTTTTCACGGCCTCACTCATGTTCTTTCGTGCGTGGAAGAAGATCGGCGTCTCTGCTGTCATATAACATTGTCGCTAACTCACGCGCCCGATTGAATGGGCTTTCTTCGTTTTCTACACCGCGCCGCCAGGCTGCTCTGATTGCCGGAATCGCTTCGTAACCAAGATCAGAGTATTCCGCGAAAGCCAATACGGCGTCTTCAGAAGTTTCGTAGTATTCCTCGTCTTCTAATCTGATTGTCAGCTCTTTCATCACGTCTTCGTTGTCCTCGGCTTCTGCCATGACGTCACCTACTTCTTCAGGAGTCATGCTTACGACTCCATCTGGAATTACGGCGAACCTGCATCTTCCGTAGTCTTCAACATTGAAGGCAATGATCGCGCACTGGCCGTTTCCTTGGTACAAAATACAGTTTTCGCAAGTTACGCCGATGTCCGCTACATCATTTTCGTTTGCTGGAACATAACCAGCCCAAATACCAGTCTCGTCTTCGTTAAACTTTCCGTACTTGTTTGCGATTTCTACAAGTGCATTAGCTAGATCGCGTTCTTCTGGGACAATTGCAGCTGCGGTCACTACCTTCTTTGAAGAGCGTGGGTGCTTGCGCGGCAGCAAGTCATTGTCTTGCTTGTAATTTGGGTTTGCCGGTCTTCCAGAGCTTAGCAGGCGCAAGAACGCATTGACACGCGCCATTGCCCACTGATCTCTGGTCTTGCCAGGCCGGTGAGAGCTTGAAAACGCTCCAGAGCCTCTGCGGTACACGGCTTTTAGCATTCCAAGCGTGGCTTTTCTTCCAGCCGGTGCTTTTTCGTTATGCTCTCTTACTTTTTTACGCAGTGCGTCTTCTGTTTTCTGAGAAAACTTAATCTTCTTAGTTCCGTCCGCCGATCCAGGCTTGTTTCTCTTTGATCCGTAGATGCGGTCTTTCTTTGGAGCTTTGACAGATCCAGCAGCTACAAGCAGCATCGTGTCACCCGCAAAATCATCATTTTCATCGCTGTCGTAGGCTACAACGTGGCATGACTGGCATACGCATCCAACTCCGCATATGCACTGCTTGCCGTTATTTCCGGGGCACATGCACCAGCCTTCTCCGCAGTATTGGCAAGCTTCGTCTTCTGTATTCATCGGCTGTTCAACCGCAGGGAACATTTCATCAATGATCTCTGTTTCTATAGACTGAACAGCCTCAAATTTTCCCGAGTGTGGATTTGTCATATCGAGATGCGATTTAAGCTGCCAACGCCATTTTTTGTGCATTGCGTCGCGTCCTGCAATAAAATCTGCAATTCCTTGTTCGTTTGCTGCATTGGCAGCTTTAAAGCAGCTGTCCAACGACTTGATCATGATTTCATTTGCCTCAAGCAGATCCTTGCACATCATGACTGGATCGGTACCAACTTCGGCATCTCTCATTCCGGTCATTCGTGCAAATTCATAAAAGCGGTATGGGGCTGGACTTGCAATTTTTCGCATACTTTCGGCCAGCTCGTCAAGTGATGAATTTACGTCTTCATAGATTTTTGCAAAAAATTGGTGGTATTCAGTAAAGTCGGGGCCAGTTACATTCCAGTGATGCCCCTGCGCCTTAAAAGACATAACAACGGCATTTGAAAGGCATTCGGCAAGGCTATACGCCAGGTCATTTCCTTTCATTTCCATATCTATATGCATTTTTGTTTTCTCCTAGCTACTGCTCTTGCGGCTCTGGTATTACTCTTTCGGCTCCAACAGACGGAGCTGCCGGTGCTGGAGCTCCTGCTGGCTGTTGGCCAAGCATCTGTGCAACCTCTGGTGGAATTGGCGCAACGCTTGTCGCTTGTTGCGCTTGGCGAGTTGCGTTAATTACGTCAGGAGCCATTGCACCGATCACGGCCTCTGTAAGTTCAGGCGTGATCATGCCCTTTTCAAAGACAAGTCGAAGTGCGACCTCGTCTGAGCTTGGAGCATCGGCCTCGCTAAAGCCATGCGCGCGGCGCCACGTGTCGTATGAAACGGCCATGCGATCAAATCCGTTGTCGGCGTCAACAGCCCTGTCGTTTCTTGTTGCGACCTGCGACGGATCAAACCAAATACAAAGTCTGTCAACGTCTGTTTTGTCAAATCCGCTTGCGATAAGTGACGGACGAAGATACACGACCGTAAGCGCGTCTGCGATAAGAAGCATCAGTGGCTCGATGTGCGCCTTGTACAGCGACTCATCAATTTGAAGTGCGTTGCTGTACTTGACGTTTGCAAGTCCAGTGATGATGTCCTTTGGAACATCAAGTCCCTGCAAGATACGCTCGAGAACACGGTCAGCACGTTGCGCGAGCGCGGGGTCGAAGCTACGCTCGAACTTGAACTGCTTGATCTTGTCGCCGAGTTCTGCGGGTCCACGAATAATCAACGGAACAACTGCCGACGCTGAGTCTTCGTCGCGGATCGGCGTTGTCATCGCGTCGATGAGCTGATCCTCAAACTCGTCTGCACTTTCTTCTGGCGTAAGCCCCGGGTTGAGATCGTCATCACTGTCGTACGGGTAGTCTGGGTCCTGCGACGCGGCAACACTCAGCCCGTCAGGTAGGTAGAGAGCGCCCGCATTCAAGCGAGAACGCGCCGTAGATCGGAATGTGCGGTTCAGCAACAAAAGCTCAGCGCAGAGGTCTAGAAGCCCTCGTAGAGACGAATCGGCCTCTTCTGAAAATCGCGGATGTGCACGCCAGATGCGACCAACAAACGCCGACTTTGGGAGGGATATTGTTCCGCGTCCGCTGCTTACTCCGAGGTTGCCGCCGGTCATATAGTCGCGGCGCATTGCGATTGCGTAGTTGTGCTTTGAGTCGACTTGAATTTCATCAACCGAGCGAATGTCCCATGACTCTGGAACGCCTGTGCCGATGCGCTCTGGCATCTGCACGAGGTAGCATTCACCGGCCACTGATAGGTTAAGGGCCGCATCGCGAAGAAGCCCGGCTTGACCGCCGTACGCTGAGTCGAGTCGCGTTAGCACACGTTCGGCGGCGGATGCGAGGCGGGCATCAACCTTGTCCGACGAGCGAACTGACGCCGGTGATTCGGCTGGATTGTCAATAACTGCCGCGTACAACCTAATGCGTGAAACAACGGACGCTACAAGACTAAATGCGTACTTGATCTCGCCGATTGCGTCGTAGTACTCCCAGGCTTCGGACTGCCATGCGGAAGAACTTGCGTTACGGCGGTTGCGGATCTTCTCGGCCTCGTCCTTATCGTTCAACTTAACTTGAACGGCCGCGGCTGTAATGCTTCTAGGCGCTGTATAAGCTACAACAGGCGCGAAGCTTACTCCAGGCGGAAGACCAATAGGACTTTGAGTAACAACCGGCTGGCCAAACGCTGACGGTGAACGGCGAGGCGGTGTTGCCGTCCGTCGTGTCGGTGCTACATAATTTCGGCGGAAAGCGCCCACAATTATTCTCCTATTGGTCTCTAGAAACGGAGTTATGCCAGGCTGTCAGCTAACGCGGTTTATTAGTCCAGCAATTCCAGATGCCGCGAATATCGCCGCAACAAGAACAGTTGATCTGTCTGCTATTGTATACGAAACTACAAGCGGTGATGCGACCCAAATGCTGGTGCACCAGTCGCACGTAATTAAATAGCCGAGCCCGCCGTTCTCCGGCGGATACTTTTTCCAAACGCGCTCGCGCAGCTTATTGAGTATAACGTCCGTCGTGATCAGTCGCGTGATGCGAAAGGTTGCGAGAGAGATAATGGCAAAGTCGAGCGCGCTGTTCATTCTGTTGGGTCCTTTGTTGAGTACATCGTGTTGTATGGATTCCACGCCCGTAGCTTTGAGCCGCAGCCGCAGTCGTCGTCGCGGCCAAAGATAACGCTCTTTCCGGTCGGCGTCTTGAGGCGAGACTCCTTGACCTTTCCCTTTGCGAGAACAAGAGTACTCTTGTCGTACTTCTCCTGAAAGATCAGCATCGGTCCCGAGTGCGAGTCCGCGCCAATCAGAATTTTGTCGTCGGTAATGATAATTCGCACCGCGCTTACGAGCCGCGCGTTCGTAATAAACCGCGCCGAGTTGAGGCTAATCGTCTCAAATCCAGTAAACTCGGCGTGGCTCGGAATAACAACCGCCCGAGCTGGAAAGCTATCGTAGATAATTCTCACTTGCTGACTCCTATTCTTCGGGCCATCGCCCTGTATGTAACTCCCGCGGCGGTGGCGAGCTCTCGAACCGTCGCGCCGCGCGCGAACTGCTCTTTAACTATTAGCGTCAGCGCGTCGTTCGAGCGCGCATAGATTCCGTCTGGATTGGCGCGAGCGCGGTAGCGGCGCGCCAGCGGCGCAAGCCTGCGGATCTCGCGCTTCGTTGTGGCGTCGAGAACGGGGCTGGCTGGATCAAACTCTCTCCGCGCCCGGCGTGCGGACTCGGCGGCGGAGTGCGCGGAGCGGGATTTTTCCGCTGCGACTAAGGTTGATGAAGAGGCGGAGGAGGAAGGAGAGGGGATAGGGGGTGTGTGTGAGGGTGGGGCACCGGTCCACGTGCGGATCGTGGAGCGTTGCTTCGGCGGGTCCCACGCATTGGCGATGGCCTGAAGCGACCAACCCGAGGAGTGCAGCGCCGACACACGGGAGCGGAGGGCCGGGCCAGACAGGGTACGCAACAACACACACTCTTCTTGGGGAAGGATCATTCTTGCGCTCACGCTTTGCATAGTATCATCGGCGCAGCGGAAAAATGTGTACATTCGCCGAGGAATAGTACATTGAGGTTGAAGTTGCTTTGGGGATTTTGTACAAACAGGGGAAATAGTACATTATAGATAGTGATTTTGGCCTGAAAGAAGGCCGACGACGTATATCGAAATTCGTTAAATCGTTTCGTGTTTTTATTACGGGTTTTCGTTTTATTTTTTATTTTTTTTAAGGTTTTTGTTTTTTGTTTTTATTTTCGTGGTTTTGGGTTTGGGTTTGGGTGTTGGTGTTAAGTGTTGGTGATTTGTAGAGAGTAGTAGTTAATAGGTAGATAGTGGTGGTTATATACGTGATTTTGGTTGTTGTTTAATACGAGATAGCGATTGTAGATAGGTGTTTGAGATAGGTAATTGACGAGTGTGAGAGAGGTTTAATAGGTGTTGGCGATGGCGAAAGTAGATGGCGACGAGCGATGTCGAGTGTGAGTATGAGTAAGTGTTAGCGAGGTTAGGTGAGTTTTGAAAAGTGATTATAGATAAATGTAGACGAATTTGGCTGGCTGGCTGTCGTGTTTGGTATTAAGCGTAGCTGGCTGGTTAGGGGCGCGTATTTGGATGACCCGTATGCGTATGTATTTGAATTCGTCGTCGTCGTTCGTCGTCGTCGTCGTCGTTCGTCGTCGTTCGTCGTCGTTCGTCGTCGTTCGTCGTCGTCGTTGGTTCGAGTTTATCGTCTTTGCGAGTTTTTTGTTGTCGGTTGTCGGTTGTCGGTCGTCGATTGTCGGTTGTCGCTGATTGTTGGTTGCTGTTTTCGGTCGTCGGTTGTTGATATAACCGCGCGAAGCGTAGCGGTATAAATCGCTGGCGGTATAGGTAATCGTCGTCGTCGTTGGTGTTCGTTGGTCGTTGATATTCGTCGTCGGTCGTCGTTGTCGTCGTTGGTAGGCGTTGATAGGCGTTGATAGGCGTTGATAGGCGTTGATAGGCGTTGATAGGCGTTGGTAGGCGTTGGTAGGCGTAGGCGTAGGCGTAGGCGTAGGCGTAGGCGACGCGTGTCTGGATGTAACGGTAACTTTAGCGGCGTAAATCGGCTGCTGTATTGCTGTACGAGCGTGTATGCGCGTAAGCGGACGCGTATTAGGCGTCGTAGATTAAAAGTCAGGCGTTAAGCGTGAGTTTTGTGCTGAATTATTAGTCAAGAATGACGTTGACGTACGCGTCTTTAGCGAATATCGCTGAAAATGTTTCCGCGTTGATTATGCCATCGCCTGAAAGACCGTTGTCCTTCTGGAATTGTAAAACGGCTGCTTTAGTCCTGTCCCCGTACCAGCCGTCTTTGTCAGAGCTTGCTTCGCCATACCCAAGTTCGACGAGCACCCTCTGAACGTGATGTATTGTAAGTGACTTACGCGAGTACGCGTTTTTGTACACGCAGCGCGACAGCAGAACATCGTCTTTTTGCGCACCGCTAACTGCGACGGTGTTTTTGCGTTTTTGCGCTTTCGTAGGCACTGGATCTGGCGACGGCTCTGGTGCTGGCTCTGGTTCAACGACAAGAGCCTCGGCCACAGCTTCAACCGCGTCTGGCTCTAGCCCGCTAACAGCGTCCGCGGCGATGATTTCCTCTGTCTCGATTTCTTCGTTCATTTTACTGCTCGATCCTTATCTAGGGTTAATGATTCTTGCTCCTCGGCCAGATCCACCCTGCCCACCTCTGAACGAGGGCAGTCGCTTTGCTGACGGAGACTTGGCTGTTATTTTACCACCAACGAAACCGGGTGGTGGTTTAATTAGAAGCGCTGTTAGTGCGTGGACGAGCGCATCGACTCTGTCAGGCGACTTACCTTCGCCGGGGATCCACGAACACATCTGGGACTCGAGATCAGCGAGGTAGTTTATGTGGTGAACGCGATTTTGCTCGTACGCTAGCGTTACAGGCTCTGCCCGCAACGCTTTGCCAAACTTTGAATGTACTTCGAGTACTCGAACGTGTGGATCAATCGCCCGTATGGCGTTCGTGACGAGCGCTCCACCTTGGTTAACTTCGGCAACGACTGGGCACGAGTACTTACGAGCCATGTCAACGACCTTGTTTGCCCATTGTTCTGGCGATCCGTGTATTGACGCATCTTCGAGCACCCATGCATGGCGCCTGTAAAGGTCGCGCTCTCCAGTAGACGCGCAGACAATGATCCCGCACTCGTCTCGTGGATTTTCTGCCACTGATGGGTCTACTCCAACGACTCGAAGCGGCGAGCCTATCGGAAACGCTGTTTCACGGCTGGCGTCTATGAGCTCGATGGTCCACAGCGCGCCTTCAACATCAGAGAGCATTTCGCCGTATAGTTCCTGAGCCGCAAGCCTAGTGCCTGCGTACACGCCCGTAATCGCTTCGAGATACGTGCTCGACAAGTTACCGGCGTTGTCAATCGTTGAACCACGAGATATTAGAACCTTGCCTGTGCGCTCGGACTCTGCGATTAGGCTATAAAGGACCGGTACGCGTTTTGGAGTCGTGGTACAGATGATCTGTGGCGATGACCCGAGTCGCGTACCCACTCGGAGGTTGTCCCAAGAGGTCATACCCGCAGCATCTGGTGACTGGCGCCATGCCGCGATCTCGTCTGCCCAAGCGTAGTGAAATTGCGGACCTCGAAGTCCGTCCGGTTCGTCGGCCGTAAAGCATGTGGCAGTGTTTCCGTTTGGCCAAGTGAGTCGGCGTTTTGACGGTTCGTACAACGGACGCTCGCTCGGAGGCGAGACGTTGATGATACCTGACTCTCCTTCAACGATGACGTCACGGACGTCGGCGGCAGTACGAGCGACGAGCGCGAAGCGAAGCTGGCCTTTGTTTGTTACCTTGGCTCTATCGCGTACCCACTCGGCGGCTGACCTTGTCTTACCCGCACCTCTACCTGCTAGGTATAGCCAGATAGACCAATCATCGTTGTCAGGCGGCAACTGCTCTGGTCGAGCCCAGGCTTTCCAGTCCCAGATCAACGAATCCATGTCAACGCCATCGAGTACGGCCGCACGCTCCTCTTCGGAGAGCATGGCAATCTTTTCCATGACGCTTTTACCCATATGTACTATTGTACACTATGACGCCAAAGTGAGTTGCTACGGTAGCGTAATTAGCTGCCCTGGCTGAATGTCATTACCGTACTTGTTGACGAGCTTGTCAACCGCTGCCTGAATGTTTCCCGTACAGTGGTTCTCTGCGATGTCCCAGAGTGTGTTGTTATCAGTGTGGCCAACGATAACCGCAAGGCCATCGTTGTCGCACGCGTACTTCTGGTGGCTTCTGTCGAGCGTAACAAACGCGCCGATGAAACCGACAGCTATCACGATGTAGAGAACTAGCTTCTTGACTGGCGAAAGACGAAAATGCCAATTTGCAATTTCGGTTACCGTATCGCTAAATTTTGTCATGTCGTTCCTATCTATTTACAGTGAAAACTTTTTACGGCACTCTGGACCAAGCATAAGCTCGCGTGACTTGTTGTCAGTAAGCGGCGCTCCACACGACCCGCAGCACGTGTAGTGCTCTCCAAATAACCGCGCGTATTTGTACGGATCATACTCTATTGTCTCGACTATTGCCTTAATCATTGGGGCACTGATGGTGCTCCTGCTGAATTGACCAGGCGAACCGAACAGGCGGCGAATGTATCGGCGCCCTAGGTATTCTTTGATCTCAACGAAGACCAAGTCGTCCTTTATCTTTTCGTCTATGTCCGCTGCTGAAAGCTCTATAGCAGTAACCGCGTACTTTGACTTCGGAATTCGAGAGAGCAGCTCGTCAAGTTCGCTATGTGCCGCGTTCTTTTTACGAGGCAGACCTATGAACCTTTCAATGAGTTCGCTGGCTCGACGCTTATCGAGCAGTCCCGCGTCAATGGTATTGATGACGTCAAGCGCTTCGTCTGGATCTACCTCTCGTTTTGAGACTAGATCCCGTACGTATGACACTTGCTTGTCGCTCGCTGGAATGATCATTCTTGCTCCGAATTGTCGTTTGCCGATGGATCTTCAAAGATCATCTCGAGCAACCGCTTTGTGTCTGCGCTTGTTATGTTCTTGGCGCGCTCGATTACTGCTTCTTCATCTGACTTTTCCTTTTCCTCAGACGCATTCCAGATTTCCTCTAGCATCTCGCGCTCAGCGACTGCCTTGCCGCGCTTAGCCGCAACCTCTTGAATGAATTCTTCGGTCATGACCTCGTCTACAAAGTTGACAATTCGCTGCTTGTGCTGCTCCCACTCTTCCCGCTCGTCTGGCGTCATGCTGCGAAGTTGCCTATCGAGCTTTATGAAGTCTCCAATGTCGGCAAACCGCGTAACATCGTCCTCTTCCAAACCAGTCTCCATCGCAATCTGCTCGAGGATTAGCTCGGCCGGGATCCTGTCAGCTCCGTGCTGCACTGTTCGCATTGTCTGTCCGAAGAAACGCTCGGCATACATCTCTGCGATCTCGACACAGTCGTCTGGCGACATGTCGTATGACTTATATTCTTTTTTCATTTCTTGTTCCTCTCCTCGTATGCGCGAAGCGCGCAGTATGCCGCAAGACCGAACGTCAGCAAACCGAAGAAAGGCAGAAACAGCGTCACATATCCGAAGCCGAGCGCAGCTGCTATGTAGATAGTTTGTTTGTAGTTAATCTGTGTCTTCATTCTCATCCTCTACGTCAAGTTGTCCATTTTTCCAGTTTGTTGGAAGTTCAAATCCGCATTCACAGCGATACCGCCCATCGTTTGGGTCGGGATACATTTCCGCTGTTCCACATCGCCAGCACGACACTGGACGAAGCAGGCGGTTTTTATACCCGCGGTATCCTGTGTCGTGCTCTGTGACGACATGACTCATGTGCTCTGTGATCGTCGCGAAGCGAGATCCGCAGTATGCGCACGCGTGCTTGAACTTTGCTAGTCGCTTATCGTGCGAACATTCCATATCGGTTTACTCGTGCTTCCTTGTCTGTGACGCTGAGCATTTCGTTCCAAACTCCTGCTGCTGCATCGTGCCATTCATCGCCAAGGGTGTCAGATACCCTGTTCTTGAAGTTGCTGTAGTCAACCGCATACACGTTTGCTACGAGAAACTCCGCGTACTGCTCGCGTGTAACGACTACGCGGTATGGGTAGTCATTGGTGGGCAAACCTGTAGAAATCTCTACGCCGGTGATCGTTGATAGAAGTTCGAGCGACTGGCGATCCCGCGCTCTAACGACAAGTGTGTTTGAGTCTTTCGTGTTCTCGACCGCACTAGTAAATCCGTCTTGTGTAAATAGCCACATTGGCTGTCTCCTTTGTCTTTTGTCTTTATAAGTAAATAAGCGGCCCCCGACGGGTGGGACCGCTTATTTGAAATTGCGTAACCGTAACTTTATGGGTGACGCACTACATTCAAATGCCTCTTGGCTCGGCGTTAATTCGACTGAAGTGGCGAAAGATTAACTGCGATTGCCGCGAGGAGCGCTTGGTTGTACGTGTCAAACATGACCCGCTTTGAGTAACCTTGATTGAAAGTCATGGTTAGAGGCTCTGATCCACCGCTGTGCTGAACGACGGCGAACTTTCCACTGCGCATTTGTTGAATTTTGTAATGCATTCTTACCCTTTCGTCATTGGTATGAATTTATTATACATTCCTTAGTTTCTGCCTGAAACCTTTGAATATGCCAGTTTTTGGCGAAATCTAGGCGTTTTTACGGTTTTTCGGCCAAAATAGCCAAAATCACGCCAAGACCGGCAAATCCAATGGTCAGTGTCTGATTACCAAAAGCACCGCTCAAAGTTGCCGCGACCCCTGATCCTACGGCCAACACCGCAAACCAAATGATGTCGCGGAACCTCGAGCGCCAGTTCGGCATTTCAGACCTTAGTTGTGCGCGTGCGACCCTTGAGGCGGTCGGAAGCGCTGCGGATTGGAGTACCGCTCGCCTTAATGAGCTTGTGCGCCTTGCTGTATGTAAGGCCGTGGGCACGAGCTACTTCAATTACTGTTTGGCCTGAAGCGTAAAGTTCGCCGGCGCGCTGAGCTGTCAATTCTGTTGACATTGTCACTCTCCTAGTTGGTTCTTTGTCTTGCATTGTTTCTGGCGTTTCAGCCAGAGCCACCCGCGACCTGCGAAGCAAATCGTTGGCTTCCCTGAGCAGGCTACCCGCGCTGCTCGAGATCTTGTCGTGGCCTACCATTCAGTTGGCCTTCCATTGTTTTCTGTCCATTCCTCTGCTTGGAAAGGCGAGTTCTCGATCATGAACTGAATCTGAGCCTGAGCAATGTCTTCAAGATCTGCAGTTAGTTCAGTCATTTCTTCTTCGTCTGGATTTGTCATTTCGTTCCCCTGTTCGTATTGCGTTCTACTATACCAATGCTCTACTAAAAAGTACAATTCTACTCAAAATATTTTTCTTCGCCTGGACGGACTACCCCGAGCAGTGGCTCGAGCTTGTCTCTATCCCGCGCGCTCGAGGACAGTTTGTCGCGGAAAAAGGTCCAAGTTGAAAGAACAAATACGGCCGCGACCGAAACGACCGTAAGTAAGAAGATCACCACCGAATATGCGACGGCGACGACCAGCTTTTTCACTCGACGACTTCCATGATCTGCGGCCTACCGTGGTGGCGCTCTGGGTTGTTGCAAGTCGGCGGGCTGAGAGTCTTGACATACATCGTGATTTTATTGCCGCACTTTGGACATTTATACCGCGTCGGTTTCTGT